CACGGAAGCGTCGCCGGACGGGTTGAACGCAAGGTCGATGTCATCCACGATCCCAGAGAACACCTGTACGTCGTCTGCCCAGATGTTGAGGCTCCGGGCGGGTTCCACGCCGGGGTACAGGGCGGAGGCGGTGTTGAGGGGGTCCAGTTCGCCGTCAAGGTTGCGAAGGGTGACGGAGGCCTTCCCGGCCCTGATCGGCTCTAGGGCGTCCTGACGGCCTCTGGAGACGGATAGGGAGACGACCCGGTCGGACACGTCTACGGGGACTTCTCCGACGCCGAGAAGGTTCTGGTCGAGGACGCCGAACTCGGCGGAGTCGAGCTCGAACAGGACGGCTTTGCCGTATTCGACGCGGACGACGGTCATACGAACTCTCCGGCTCCGAGTCGGACGTAGCCGCCGAGGGGGCCGTTGCGTCGGGTGTACCGGCGGAGTGCTTCGACAACCTGCTCAGGGTCCGCTGAGGTGACGGTGACGTTGACGTTGGTGGGGGCGGGGGTGGCCTGCCGTTCGCGCATTGCACGCTGCTGTGCGGCCATCTCAGCAAACCTGCGGGCCTCGTTCGCAGCCATAGCAGAGTTGACCCCTACGGATGCTTGGATGATTCCGGCGGATTCGGTGACGCCTCGGGCCATTCCCTCCATCATGTTCTGCCCGATGCCCTCGAACAGCTTGGACGGGGAGGAGATGCCGAGGAACCTCTTGGTCGCTTCCCAAGCGTTCCGAGCCGCGTTGACGAGCTGGTTCTTCAGGTCGTCCGCCGACTTCTTGATGCCTTCGACCATTCCGTCAACGATGGACTTGCCCCATGCCCGGAAGGTGTCAACCTTTCCGGCGAACCAGCGGGCAAACTCCATGAAACGGTCGTTGAACCACTTGACAACGTTGTCCTTGAACCAAGTGTCAAACTTGCGGATTCCTTGGAAGACGAACTCGACTAGTGCTTCCCCGATGTGCTCAAACTCGCGGTCCTGCTCGTTGAACCAGTTGCGGAACCGGACGATGAACACGGTCAGGGCGGCGACGACCGCTGCGATGATGAGGGCGGGCCAGCCGAAGATGGCCGCCACGAACCCGGCGACGACCTTCGCCAGCGCTTTCACGCCGACCTTCAGTAGCGCCACGATGGCCGTTCGGATCGTTGCTCCGGCGACCCCCGCGAACTGGAACGCCCAGCGTCGGAACGCGCCACGGACGGTGATGAGGAGGAGCTGCCATGTCGGGCGGAGGAGCGCCCCGATGTTGGCGATGGCGACCTTGAACGCGGTTGCGAGGCCGGAGAGGATTGCGCCCGCGCCCGCGAGGAGCCCACGTCCAATCATGGCAAACACGGAGCCGATACCCCGAAGAATCATCATCCCAAGAGACGGAAGGATGGTTCGCAGCGTGAACGAGCCAACCCGGCGGAAGATGAGGGTGAACGGCCGGATAAGAGCCTTCACGATTGGGCCGATAATCGGCACGCGGGTCAGAAGCAGGGTGGCGAAGATGCCGCCGACGAAGTCTTCCCTGAACATCTGCGTGATGCTCTTGGTGCCTTGGTCAATCGCGTCGCGTGCTGCGGCAGGGTCGGAGAACAGGCCGCGAACAAACCCGACGATGAAGTCAATAGCGAACGATCCGATTGTCAGACCGATTTGCGCCCAGTCCTGCGACTTCGCCCAGTCGGCCAGTGGCTTGGTGATGTCTCCGGCCGTCTCGAACGCGCTGCGGAACGTGTTGGCGATGAACTGGCCGAGGAGCCGTCCTGCCTCCTCCGCGTCGCCGTCGTCAAGCGCCGCACGGAAGTCGGGGGCGAAACTGCGGAACCGCTCCAGCAGGTCGTCAAACTCTGCCCTGCCCACGTCACGGATACCAAGCAGCGTCGTCTTGAACTCGTTGAGCGGCTCACGAAGGTTCTCGTTGAAATACTGCTTGAACTCGTCGAACTTGGCGACAGAGCGGTTCACGAACGCCTCAACCTGCGGGATAGCGCCCTGAACGAACGCTTCAATAGCGGGGAGCTGTTCGCGGAACCATGCGACGAACCGGCCGAGGGGGGCTGACAGCGCCTCACCGATGGTGATGCCGATGTCGGCGAGGCCGGAGGTCAGCAGGCCAAGCTGCGCGTTGAACGACTGCAACTGCTTCTCAGCGACCTCCTCCGTCGCCCCCGACGCCCCATACAGCGCCTCCTCGTACCCCCGGATTGCGTCTGCGCCGCCGAGGAGGAGACGAATGTTGTTGCCGACCGACCGGGTCAGGCCCAACTGATCCATCGTGACCGCACGCTGCGCGTCAGACATCGGCCCGAGGACGCGGGTGAACTCCTCGGTCACGTCCGCCATGTTGCGGAGGTTCCCCTCCGAATCCAACACTTGCAGACCGAGCTTGTTGAACTCGTCCTGATTCCTTCCGGCAGCACGGGTCACGTCTCGGAGGACGATGTTCAGCGCCTCACCTGCGGATGCGCCCTTCAGACCTTGATCGGCGAAGAACGCGAGGACCGCAGCACCCTCCTCGATGTCCTTCCCGAGAACGTTGAGGGCAGCACCGGCCTTGTTTGTCAGCGCCTCAGAGAACTGTTCGGTGCTTGCGTTCGCAAGGGTCGTGGCCCGGACGAGCACGTCCGACACGCGGACCATGTTCTCCATGCTCTCCGCAGTGTCCTCAGACTTCAGGCCGAGAGCAGACTGCGCATCCGTGAGCAGGTCGGTGGCACGGGCCATGTCAAAGTTTCCGGCCTGTGCGAACTCGGCAACCTTCGGCAGAGCGGCCAGCGACTCCTCAGCATCCAGACCTGCGGACGCGAGGAAGTAGAACGACTCGGCAGCCTGCTGAGCGGAGAACGTCGTCGTCTTCGCAACCTCACGGGCCGCATCCGACAGCCGCGTCTCCATCTGCTCGGACAGGTCGCCCATGATGGCCGTCGAGTTGACCATCGCCTCATCAAACTTGGCGAACTCGCGGATAGAGAAACCGGCGATAGCACCAGCGGCCGATGTGACAACCTTCGCAGCCGCGAGAGCAGCGCCACCAAGGATGCCGAACGCGGACGCACCCTTGTGCGTTGCCTGCTGCAAGTCACGGGAATCACCCGTGATCATCACCTGAATGACGCTGGTCTTTCTACCTGCCATGCGTCACCTCAGATTCCACGGTTACGACGAATGTCGTCAATGTACCGAGCAAAGGCGTTAGCAACTTCCTCACGACGCTTGTCAAGCGCGTCGAAAAGGAACGGGTTAGGCCGGATCGGCCCACCCTGCCAGCCCTTCGCCGGGTTCGGACGGGAGGGCCAGCCGAAGTGGATAGGACCCGCATACGGCACGAGCTTCCGACCGGCCCGCACGAAACCTCCGCGCCGCTGACCCGACGACCGGATCGAGTTGCGCAACTGGCCTGCGGAGTGCGGAGGGGTCCGCCAGTACGGGGTGCCGGAAATGACCGACCGGGTGCCGTGTGTCGGCGCGAGCGTCTTCGCCTCACCCTCAACGATCTTCGCGGCGGCAGCGTGCGCACGCTTGATGTCGTTGACAGCATCGTCGCCAAGGCCACGAAGAATCTTCTGAAACTCGCGTTGGCCTACAACACGAACACCCGGTTTAGGTCTTGCCACGGCGCGCCTGCTTGTCCCGTTCGTGCAGGACCGCCAGCAGCGCCTTCAGCATGTGGCTGTCCTCCATGATGAACTGTGGTGGGATGCCCGTCGCCACGGCAACGGACGCCACCAGCATCGTCATGGAGTCTCGGACAAAGGGAGTTCGTTGCCCTCGATGATCTGAACATCGACCACCGTGTCCAGCCAAGCGTCGAAGCCCTTCTTCGACCCGGACGCCTTCCAAGCCAGCCAGTAGATGTGCTCCGCCTTCTGGTCCGTCTGGAAAGCACGTCCAAGTCCCGTCTGGAACTCGCGCTCGAACTGGACAACGACACGAGGGGTAACGGGGTACTCCCCTTCGCCATCAGTCGTTTCGACACGCAGGGTGACAGCAAACATGCCCTTGACTCCTATTCAGTTGGGTTATCAGGCGGTACCACGGGTAAGAACGCCGTCCACCGGCCAAGTGACCGACTTCGTCGCCAGCTCGCCGACGCCTCCGCCCCAGCCCCACTCGGTGATGAGAACCGAGCCGGTGAAGTGCGGGTTCGCCGTGCCGACCGCAGAACCCTTCGGGCCGATCACGATAGCGGCCGTGCCGCCGACGAGCGGCGAGATGGTCGCGTCAATCTCGGACGGGTTGAAGTTCTGGTGGAAGTCGAGAGCCACCGACTGGTCGCGGAGTCCGCCGACACGGGTGCGCCCGGTCTGACCGAACGCCGTCGTCTCGACCTCCTCGGCCTCGTCGTTGAACTCAATCGACGCGATGTAGTCCGAGAAGTCCTCGCCCGCGATGCTGATGTAGGCGTCCGTAAGAACGGTGCGTGCCATTATTCCTGCTCCTCCGGCTGTTCAGCCTTGTCGTCCTCTAGCGCCGGGACAGGCTCCGGCTGTTGAACCTTCTTGGTCGTCTTCTTCGGTGCGTCTTCCACCGGAACAACCTTGCCTCCGGCGAGAAGCACGCTCATGTTACCACCGAGGTCTTCGGCGGTCACAAGCGACCCCTCGGGGAACGCCATCCGCTTAGAAACAACACGGTACATCATGCGACTACCTCCACCTCAAACTCGACACCAAGATACACCACGTCCCCCACGCTGACCTGCCCGTAGTTCCGCATCTCCGTCACCCGGCAGGTATCCGCAGCTCCCCCCAACGTCCGATCATCCTCAATAGCCTTCTTCACCGAGTTGGTCCCGACCACATAGTCGTCAATGTTTCGCTGGGCGGCACGGTCATCGGCACGGCCGACAAGGAGCGACACGGTAAAGAAGAACTGGTCGGCCCCCCGGCTGCCGTCAAGGTCATAGTCGATCCGGTCGGGAAGAACCATCGCCACGGGAGGGCGGGGCGCGTCAAGATAGGTTGCGGAGACGCGCAGCCCGTTTACCGTGGCAAGTCGGGTGGCGATGCCGTCTCGTAGCGCGGTCATGCTGCTCATGTGATGCGAATCCGCCGGTACGGGGCGAGAAGCATCTCCACGTCAGGATCTACAAAGCGCGATACTCGCATAGCGCCCATGTCGCCAAAGCCTGCCACGCCGAGCGGAGCGTCCAGACGGCTGAACAGGCGTGACGCCTGAAGAATGGTCGCCTCCCGCACCGGATCAGGGATGGCGGGCCACCCGTAGCGGGCGTACACGCGGACGGTCGGCTGACCGCGCCACACCGGCCAGTAGCCGTCCTCATACGACCGAAGGCGAGTGAACGGCAGCGTCAGACCGTAAGTGACCGAGTTCACCGGCTCCGCAGCCCAGTCGATAGACAGCAGCGTCTTCGAGAACGTCCGGTCAAGGTCGTCATCCACCCGAACCTCAGTGACCTCCACACAGTCGTCAATCTGGACGATTCCGAACGTGTCGGTCGGAACGTAATCGCGGTAGGTGACGGCGGTTCCGGCGGCGGCGAACGTCCGGTCGCACCAGCCGTCAACCCAGCGGGAGGCAGAGTCAAGCGCCGTTTCCAGCAGCGTGTCGTCCACCGTGTCGCTAATACGCAGGGCGGACTTCAACTGGTTCAGCGTGGCGTAATCGGACATTACGAACCTCCGGGCCGGTGCAGTCTACAGCCGGTCAGCCTATTCGACCGCGCGGGCACTTGAACGTGTGACCTTCAAGGTTCAGATTCACAGTCGGAATCATGCTGTAAACGTTCACGTTCAGGGTGCGAAGATGCGCCGCGAGCTGGTTTGTGTGGGAAATCCAATGCCCGTTGATGAGCTGGTCGGTCTGATCGTTCGGCGAATTGACTTCGCTGTAGTCGCCTCCGTTGGTCTTGCCGTTCCACCAGCCGTGGTCCGCTGCGACCGTGATAATCGTTTCCGCGCCGAGCCACCATGCGCAGGCCATCGCCATGTGCAAGGTCGTTGTCCCGTGGAATAGCCGTTCTTCGCCGTCTTTCGGCCAATACTTCAAGAACGGGTTGAAGTCGAGCGACGGTGGCGGCGCGTCACGAATCGTGTTCTCGTCGCCGTCGAACTCTTTGCCGCCCCAGTTGCCGCCCTGCAACTTCCGGTCGGGGGCGATGACAAGCCCTTGCCAGTCTCGGGCACGCAGCCGGTCAGGATTATTCGCATACTGGCTAACTGTGATGGCGTCCTCGGACAGTCCGAACTGGGGTCCGACCAAGTTCATGGCGACTGTCGGTTTGTCATCAAAGAAGCGGGGGTCAAGCCATTCCCATGCGGCCGAAGAACCGACGACCCACACGGTTTCACCGGCCCACCTGTCCTTGATTTCGTTCAGACGCATACCCACCTCCAAAACATGTCCGCACACGATCCGATGTATTCAATGTTCTCGTCGGCACCCCTCACCGGAGTTCTGCCGACCAGACTGTTCGTGACCACCTCGCATCCGGCGATTTCGGCCTCAATGACCGTCGTCGGACACGGGTCAACGACGCCCTGAGACAGATGGACGAACCAGCGGGCACGCCCCATCGTCTCCAACACCTCCGCCCGAGGACGGTTCTTCAGGCCGACAAACGAGAGGCCGCGCGTCTCCGCCCATTCACGGGCCTGACGTTCGCCCTTATGCCAGATGTCCCTGCCAGCCCACAGAACAAAGTCTTCCTTCGGCACGTCACGAGGCACCACAGACGTGTCCCACCAGCCCGGGCACACCTCGTCATCACGATTCCCGAACGTTGACCGCATCAGGTCCGACGCCCAGACCACCCGGTCGGCACCGCCGAGTAGCGGCGCAACCTCGGGACGCTGCGGCGACATCAGCCACACCACCGGAGACAACCTTGCGAGCAGGTCTATGTCCGACCACGACAGAAACTCGGTCGCCGCAACCACAATCCGATCACACGCCTCAACGCCGGTCAAAGTCTGCCCAGCATTGAATCGGACAATCTCGACGCCTTCGGAAGCCTGCGTTCGCATCATGTCCTGAAGGAACTCTGCCCCGCCCGCATACCGTCCGGGCAGCAGACCCGCACGCGCAGGCGCGTCGTCAGGTTGAGGCCACTGGTGCGACACCCATGCGACCCTCATGCGAACGAATCCAGAAGCGGCACCCACCCCTCCTCGAACACCTTGTCTGCCGCATAGTCCTTGCAGAACTCCACCGCCTGCTCCGACACGGTCGCCCGAGGCCGCTCGTAAGCCTCATTCAGCGCCCGAACAATCGAATGAACCATCGGCGTAGCAAACCACTGAAGCTGGGTCGGATTCCACTGCGGCTGAACCTGCACGATCCAGCCGTCGCCGACAAGCTCGGGCTGTGCGGAGAAGTCGGAGACGATAACCGGCGTTCCGCAGGCTTGCGCCTCCAGCACCGGCAGGCCAAACCCTTCCCCGGCCGTAGCGGACAGCAGCACGTCCGACCGGGTGTAGATAGCCGCCATCATCTCGTCCGACACGCCCATCCGGTGTTCATACTGGTCAACGAACATGACCTTTTCCGGCGGGATGCCCGACGCCTTGATAAGCGCTACCAAATCGATACCAGACCCAGACCCGGTCGCATCCGTGTGGAGATAAAGCATCGCATCCGGCTTGTCCTGCGCGAACATGCCAAAAGCCAGAAGGTTCTCCCCCCACGCCTTCCGAGACGGCAACACACCCTTATTCGCGTTCGGGATGGTCACGACGAACTTGCCGGGCCACGGGTCCTGCTCCATCACGGACGGAGCCCAATGCTTTTCCAGCGCGTGCGGAATGTAATGATGCTCGATCCCGCGAGCTTCCATCGCAACCGACCCGTGCTTCGACATAGCGACAGGCGTCACAAAGTCCTTCACAAGCCAGTTCTCAACGGCAGGCGGCAGACCGGCATGGTCGATGGGAACCCATGAGACGACACCGTCCATGTCCTCCCAAGCAGACCCCTTCAGCACCCAAACGTCACACAGCGTCGTGAAGATGAGCGGAGAATCGGCTTCTTTGCGGACACG